TCGGAGATGTGTATAAGAGACAGTTTTTAGGCTGTGGGGGTAAGCTATTTGGGGGGAACTAAAACAGTACGGAAAAACAGCCTTCTATCCTATTAATAAAGATATTATGGTAAAGAAAGCTAAGTCGGTAAGCACTTATCGCAATAAAATAAAACGGGCTTTGGAGGATGCAAATATGTATTCTCCCACGCTGGATTTTGCCATAGAAGATTTAGCTCAGGTGAGCCACCTGAAAGAGCAAGCTTTCAACGAGGCCACCGGAAATATCTTTCACAAGGATGACCCGGTTAATCGGGAAAACAAAGGCAAATCCATCGTGATGGAAGTGTCCAGAGAAGGAGCTATCCGATATAAAGTTAACCCAGCCTACAGCATCTATCTGGATTTGGTGAGAGAAAGCCAAAAGATACTGGACGGATTGTGCATGACAGCGAAGAGTTCCAACCTGATTCAGGGGGACGAGTTCGACGAGCTGAGGGCTAGAATGGAGGAGGCTGTAAATGGATAGAAAAGAACTAATACAACTGAAAAAAGATACTGTCAGCCACCTAAAAAGTGTCGATGTTTACTCGCTAGACCTGAGTGCAACAGATAAGAGGCTGGAAGAGTACGTGGTAAGCCGCATAGAAAACCCCGCAAGGCACAACCTGTATGAGTTGTTGGCCATAAAGAGATTTATTGAGTTTTTAGATAAATACGATTACCGGAAAGGAGAGGTGAAGAAGCTTATAACTTTGTTCGAGTTCCTTAAATTCTCAGGAGAGAAAGGCTCAACAAGGTTAAAAGCTTCGCCGGTTCAGGTATTTCAGTTTGCAAACCTTAAAGGCTTTTACTACAGGGACAGCAGCCGCCGGCTTATAACCGATGCGCTACTGTTTGTGCCTAGGAAGTATGGAAAGACAACGCAAGTAGTATCATTGATGGTTGACGATTTGCTATTCGGGGATGCCAACGCACAAGTGTTCGCTGGGGCAAACAGCTACGACCAAGCGCAAATCCTGTTCGGGGAGTTGAAAAACGTTCTCAAAAGGATGGACAAGAGGCTCACCCGCTTCAAGATTAACCGAGAGAAAATCACTCACTTGGGAACCTCCAGAACATCTTACGCTCGATGCCTTGCATCTGACGCATCAAAGCTGGACGGACTGAACGCATCTTTGGGCATCTACGATGAGTTGGCTCAGGCCTCAGACTTCTCACTTAAAAATGTTATTGATTCTTCAATGGGGGCAAGGAAAAACCCGCTATCCATAGCTATCACCACCGCTAGCGATAAGCGGGACAGCCCATTTGTAGATATGCTGAATTACTATAAGAGCATATTGAGAGGCGAGCAGGAAAACGACAATGTGTTCGCCCATATTTTCGAGCCTGACGTAGACGATGAGGAGGGCGACCCAAATACGTGGAATAAGGTCCAGCCCCACATGGGAATAACTGTATATCCTGAGTTCTACGAGCGCAAGTGGATGTTGGCACAATCCTCTTCCGGGGAGATGAAGGAGTTTCGGAACAAACTGCTGAATGTTTTCACGAAAAACGAAGCTAAAAAGTGGATAGGCAGGGACGAGATAGAATCTTTATTCTATAAACTTGAAGGTCTCTATAAAGCAAGGTGTGTGGTAACCGTGGATTTGTCTGTTTCTGACGACTTCTCCGCCGTTACCTACCTTTTCCACTTACCAAATAGATACTATAGAAAGAAATTTGCTCCATTCCACTCCATTACTGAATATTTCATACCGGAGGCAACGCTTCAGAAGCACCCGAACCGAGAACTTTATAAAAGATGGGTCGAAAATGGGCATTTAAGAGTGATGAAGGGAAAGACAATAGACTATAACTTCCTGTCGAACGATATATTAGAACACCCATATGTGATAATGGGCTTAGGATATGACCCTTACAAGAGCAAAGAGTTCCTGAAAAACTTCGTTGCGGCTGGTCTGGAGGAATATCTTTACCCAATCAAGCAAACATACGGAGAGTTCACTAGTTACGTGGAAGCGATGGAATTGGCGGTGTTTAACGAACAGATAACCTTTGACCCGAACCCCATAACAGCGTATTGCTTTGAAAATGCGGTGATTGACGAGGACAGGTTGGAGAATCGTAAGCCGATAAAAGAGAATCCGAACGATAAAATTGATGGAGCAATTACTAATGTAATGGGATTTTGGATGATGAATAACATTAAGACACAATGATAAAGAATATACTATTTGGAAAGATGAAAACCTTCCAAGTTAATAACACTGGGATAACCAGAATTATAAGCGGGAGGTATTACAGGATGGATAAGGACGGATACCTTAACATATATGATGCGTGGTGGGTTAAAATAGCCACAATCAGGGATGTGCAATCAATAATTGAAGTGGAGGTTTAATATGAAAAGAGGGCTAATAGAAGAGAAACGCAGCATTACTTCGGACGACCCGTGGTTACCGGAGTATCTGGGACTGGCGGGCACGGACCCCCACCACCAAGTTTATGTTGCTTCAGGCGATGCAGCTATGAAGATTTCAGCGGTGTATAGGTGCGTGTCTATACTTTCCGGAACAATTGCGGCACTGCCGTTATACCCACGGCGCAAAACCAAAAGCGGAGAGTTTGCGATTGATTATGAAAGCCCACTATACCAGCTATTGAGGTGGAAAGCGAACGACTACATGAGTTCATACCACCTATTTGAAAATGCGGTGGTAGAGGTCCTGTTATATGGCAAGGCTTACATATTTCCAAAATACCGTAGAGGGGAAGTTTATGAACTAGTCTTATTAGAAAGAGGCACAGTCTATTATGATGAGTTTACAAAGAAATATACCATTAAGGACTTTAAGAACGGTGTATCTGGGGTATTCGATTCATGGAGAGTGATTTGTTTCCAAAACAAGCTAGGAATTTCAACAATTCAATACGCTTCGAGGATTCTCAACATTTCAGCCAATGCCGATGAACAGACACTGGTAAATATGCGTAATGGCAATAAGGAGAAGGGATTTCTTACCGGAGGTTCAGTCATGACGGGCATGGGAACTGTGCAAGATGAACAAGTTGACAGAGTGGCGGAAAGGCTTAGAGAACAGCTAGCTAGCGGCGAATCGGTGGTGAGGCTCCCCGGTGAGTTGCAGTGGCAGCCCTACTCTATTTCGCCGGCAGATGCAGAGATTCTGGACAACAGGAAATTTGGTGTGTTTGAGATATGCCGATTCTTCGGAGTGCACCCGGATAAGGTCTTTGTAGAGCAGACAAGTAACTACAAGGCTAGTGAAAACAGCCAGACCTTCTTTATGACAGACACTCTACAGCCACTTCTGGCTCAGATAGAAAGAGAACTCACCATTAAGTTGATGCCTCGAAAGCTGATAGGTACTCAGGTTAAAATAGAGTTTGATAGAGTGGCTCTTTACCAGCTTGACCCAGTCAGCGCAGCCTCTTATTACAAGAATATGTTCGAGGTGGGAGGTATCAATACCAACGAGATACGATTGGAAGAAAATAGACCGCCTGTAGAGGGTGGAGATGTAGCATTTGTAACTGTCAACGTAGCTCCTATCACTTCTGATAAAATTTATGGTAGAAAACCGGAGAAAAAGGAGGATGAAGATGCTAACAGTACGGAAAAATAACGTTTTATCCTATTAATAAAGGGGATACACTATGAAGAATAAGAAATACGAGATAAGAAGTTTTGGAGGGCGGGCAGCTCCCACCGTTGAAGGTCGCACCATTGAAGGCTATGCGATAGTTTTTAATAAACGCTCTGAGGTCATGCTTGACTGGAGTGTCGACCACGGCTGGAGAAAATTCGTAGAAATCATAGACCCCTCGGCATTAAGGCAGGAGGATTTGTTACAATACGATATACGAGCCTTAGTGGAGCATAACCGAGAGAGGCTGCTGGCTCGTAGCAATAAAGGCAAAGGCTCGCTGGAACTGACGGTGGATGAGCACGGGTTGCATTACCGTTTTGAAGCCCCCAACACCGCTGACGGCGACTACGCCGTGGAGATGGTAAGAAGGGGAGACATCTCCGGGTCATCGTTCGCTTTTCGGGCACGAGACGACGAGTGGAGGAAGGAAGGGGACACTTGGGTGCGTACCGTGAAGAGCTTCTCAGACCTCCGAGACGTAACCATCACAACTGACCCGGCATACACGGAGACAGAAGTTAGTGTACGAAGTTTGGATGAGAAGGACAAGAGCCTCAACCCCATTGAGGACAAGACATACCTATATGAAATAGAGCAACTTAGAAACTTAATTTGATTAAATTATGAACGAAAAAGAAAGACTTGACAAGATTGCGGAACTAAAAGAGCAAATGAGAGGTATTCTCGAAACCGCAAAAGCCGAAAAGCGTAATCTTTCAGAAGATGAGAAAGAGCAATTCGATAAACTGAAAGAGGAGAAGGATATGCACATTCGTTATTTCGAGGCGAATGAAGTGACCCCATCCAAGCCTAAAGAAGAGTTTGATATACGCAAACACTTTGCAGAAGCGGCTACAAAAGCCGTTAAATCAGGCAATAAGATGCAATTGGAAGTAAGAGCAGAGCCTCCTATTGATTCCGCTGATGTAGTGGATACTATACCTATCCTATATAAGGATATTTTGGAAGCTCTTGAGCCAGCACTCATTCTGGACAAGGTGGGCTTGAAAATGCAGACGAATGTGCAGGGTGAACCTGTGTGGCCGACCATTGCCGGTGTTGAAGCAACCATCGAGGGCGAGAACGTTGAGGTTGCCGACAGTACAATCGACTTCGGGAAACTGAAAGCGAGCCCAAAACGTTTGGCTCTTTCAATTCCTGTTTCGAGAAGAGCTTTCAATCAATCGAATCTCAACTTGTACGGCATCGTCACCCGCCAGCTTGGATTGGGTATCGCACGCACCTTGAACAAGTGGCTTGTTTCTCCTACCCAGATAACTACTAATGGTGTAGATGGCGTAAAGGGAGTTTTCCTTAAAAATGCTCCGGATATAGTGTTTGCAGGAACCTATCCGACCAACCAAGAGGTGGTAGCATTGGAGACTGCTGTACTCGATAAAGACGTGGATGGAGAAAGTTTCGGCCTGTACATATGCAGCCCATCTATGGCTGGTGCACTGAAATCAACACCTATCGAAGCTGGAAATCCTAAAATGATATTGGAAGGTAACGAAATGAATGGTTATCAGGTCATTAGAACTAACCTAGTTCCTAGAGAATTTATCGGTTTTGGATTCTTCTCTTACGTTGTATTGAGTGAGTTCGGACGTTTGCAAGTGATTATCGACCCTTATACTTCTGCTAAGAAGAATATGGTTGAATTTGTAGTGAACGGAGACTTCGATATTACTACACTGAGACCTGAAGCTTTCGCAGTAGGTGTAACCGGGAATGCAAAACTTGAAATCTACGGGCCCGACACCAACGGCAACACCGGCAACAACGGCAACACCGGCAACAACGGCAACACCGGCACCAACGACGAATAAGCATGTATGTGACAATAGAAGATATTAAGAGGCACGTCAACGTCCAATGGGATGAGGACGATGCCCTTATTGAATCCATGATTGAAGCAGCTGAGTTGTCTATCGAAAAAACGATAGGCACTCCGCTTGCGGATATTGAAGAGGATGGAAAGCTACCAGCTGATTTAGTACATGCAATCAGGTTAATGGTGGCTAACTTCTATGAGCACAGAGAGGGAGTGACTTATGGGAAGGTGCAACATGTGCCTTTTACAATAGCACATTTATTAATGCCTTATAAAAAACTATCATAGTATGAAAGCCGGAGATATGAGAGAGTTCTTGGACTTTTACGAGATGAGAGAGACTACCTCTCCGTCTGGGGCTTTCAAGCGTGATTGGGTTAAGGTGTTCAGCCGTAGGGCGAAGTTTAAACGCTCTAGACCGGTGTATGACAAAGATGGAGTTGAAGCTCGTGAACTGTACAGAGGCACAACCCATTACATGGTTATTCGCATGGACAATGAGGTGCATACAGGTTTACGAGTTGGATATAAAGGAGACCGCTACGAAATTATTTTGATAGAGCCTAACCACAGGGATAGGACTAACACTATTCAAATAAGGAGATTGAATGAGTAGCTTAACCATACATATAGAAGGGATTGAAGGGGTTTATGCACTGGTAAACGACTTAGAGAAAGTGGACCAGAATAAAGCCATTAGAAGAGGGCTCAAGAAGGGTGCTGACATATTCAAGCGAGCCGGACGGAGAAACCTCAGCCAGAGAAACAATGAATACACAGGAAACCTAAGAGGTTCAATAATAGCAAAGGCTTCTCGCAAAGGGCTTTCAGCATATTCCGGATTTAATCGAAGCCCCAAAGTAACCGAAAAGCAAGGTATCCCACAAGGTAACCACGCCCATTTAGTTGACAGAGGCACTAAGAAGAGATACACTAAGAAGGGATATTATCGAGGCATAATGCCTGCCAGCTATTTCTGGACAGATGCTAGGAGGGACGAAGAGGACAAAGCAACCAAAGCGGTTTTCGATGGAGTGCTAACAATGGCAGAAACCCTTAAAAGAAAGTATTACGTATGATTTCAGAAGAACATTTAACGGTAGGGGTGTACGCTAGGCAGAGGCTACTTGCAGACGAGGAGATACAATCTCTAGTAGGCGACAAGATATACCCCAGTATTGCCAAAGATAATACAGAAGGAACATTCATAGTGTACGAGCGGGATTCCTACAACGTTGAAACCTCTAAGACGGGACTCTATTTGGAAGAGGCGCAGATAGGCTATGAGGTGGTTTCTGACGACTACGATGAGGGCGTACAGGCAGCCTTAGCAATCTGCCGGGTACTACAAGGCAAACACGGAGGTTTCACTTTTGAGCTAATATTGGCGAGGGAGTTTTATGATGAAAAGAAATTTAGACAAATATTGGTATTTAAAATTATATAACTATGGCATTTGACAGAAAACAAGATTTACAACTAGGTGAAGGGCTGATGCTCTATGTAACCGGAGATAGCGGATTACTACCTATAGCCTATGCGACCTCTCATACCCTAACGGTGAATGGAGAGACGATTGACACTAGCTCAAAGATGAGCGGGGCATGGCAAGACTTCTTAATCGGGCAGCTCAACTGGCAGATAACCAGCGATTCTCTCGTCTCAAAGACGGAAGGGCACATGAGCTTTAACACCCTATTCGACCTAATGGTTGCACGAGAGGGAATTCCTATTACGATAGGAACGCCGAAGGATACAGAAGACTTTGAGTTGGACACCACCAAACCAATTCTGGAAGGAGATGCGGCAATTATTTCTTTGGAGCAGACAGCTAGTAACGGGGAGGTATGCACTAGCTCAGCCACCCTACAGGGTTTGGGCGAACTGAAAAGAGTTAACCCAACTCCTTAAAGCAGTATTAACCTATAAAACAAGGGCGGTGGCAGAAAATGCTCTGCCCTTTTTTCATATATGAAACTAAATCTACAGACTATAAGAATAGCAGAACAGCTTCTGGGCAAGCCTTTTGGGGAGTTCGAGCTCACCAGTGAAAAGGATATTGATATGCTGGTGTATAGCTTCCTAGTATCTAGTAGTGATGAGAATTTCTCGTACAGTACATATAAGCACCTATCTAAGAAAGTCAAGGCTAAAGCTCTAAAGCAGTTAACTTCAGAATTCTCTTTCCTTCAACAATTCAGTAAAGAAGAAACAGAGACAAAATCAAAACCGGTGTATATGGGCGAAGTAGCAGCTACTCTTATCATGGAAGGGATGGATGCCCACTATGTGCTGTATGAGATGGGGCTATTTGAGATTAAAGACTATCTGGCAGCCATAGATACCAAAATCAAAAATAAGCTTGAAAATAACCGGCTATGGACGTATTACTCTATCCTGCCCCATGTAGATGCTAAGAAGCTTAAATCACCAAAAGACCTGTTCCTATTTCCGTGGGAGGTTGAGGAGGAAGAAAAAGCAAGAGCAATTGAGTTCGAGAAGGGAGTTAAGATGTTTGAAAAATTCATGAAAAGTAAACCAATAAGATATGGCAAGAGGTAGCTTAAATTTCGCAATAGCGTTAAAAATGACAACTAGTCAGTTCAAAAAAGGAGCTGACATAGTCAAAAAATCATTAAGAAGCATACAGTATCAAGTACTGGGGATGGCTTCCGCATTAGGTCTAGGAACGATAGGGCTATCGAATCTGGTTAGAGAGTTCGTTAACGTAGCGAGAGAGACCAACAGGGCAAGGGTAGCCCTGGGGAACATCTCGGACGGGGCAGAGGGCTTCAAGAAAAACATGGATGTCCTAACCAACTTAGCAAATAAGTACGGGCAGGAACTGAATGGAGTAACCATCTCATTCGCAAGGTTTAGCGCAGCAGCTAACGCCGCCGGCATGGGGCTTCAAGACCAATATAAGATATATGAGGCTATGACCAAGGCTATTACGGCTTTTGGGCTAACATCTTCAGAGGCTCGGCTCACCTACATGGCTTTAGGGCAGATGATGAGTAAGGGTAGGGTTGCCGCAGAGGAGTTGCGTAGACAGATGGGGGAACGTATTCCTATAGCCATGGAGGCGATGGCAAGAGCTGCTGGAGTACCAATTCAGGAGCTGGATAACCTTCTGAAAAGAGGAGAAGTATACTCAAACGAGGTCTTACCCCGATTTGCGGATGAGCTCAATAAGATGTTGGGCGATATTAACGTTGACAACATTGAGACTTCTCTTAACCGACTGAGAAACACATTTATAGCCCTAACGGACGACTTAAAAGTAGGCGACCTCTATAGGAAGATAATTGACGGAGCCAACAAAATGCTCTCCAACATACAGAAAACATTTGTAAGGTTTGCAGCGTCTATTGCCTCGGCAATTCTGACAGGCAAAATAGCAAAGGCAATACAGAAGTTTATAGCAGCCGAGGCTTCTCAAAGAGAGAGACTGGTACAAAATGTATATAAAGCGGAGAAGCAAAAAGAATTGGCGGCTAAAAAAAGGATAGATGCCGTAAAATCTTATGAGAAGATTAACGCCGAATGGGAAAAGGCTAATTTAGACCAGAGAGCCTCAATGTACGCCAGCTATGAACGAGCCAAAACTAATATGTACAAGGCTCAGAACAGAGAGAGGGCGGCAATAAGAAACGCCGATTTAGCCCATGCGGAGCTAACCGCATACAAAGAGGTATCAATCTGGCGTAAAGCTGGGGCACAATTGAAGTCTATTGCTAAAGGAGTAGGAGCAAGCCTCAAAGCTATGATGGCTTCTTTCCTACCAATGCTTGCCGTGGGAGCTATCACGAACTTTATATTTAAACTCAGGGAGCTCCGCAAAGAGGCTGAAAAGACAAGAAACATTTTCAAAGACTACCAAGATGGCATAAAGGAGATTGGCTCTGATGGGGAGATTGCGAAGCTAGAGGCTGCTCTACGAATACTAACGGACAAGAAGAGCACTACGGAGCAAATCGGCAACGCACAGGCAATGCTCAACGGACTATTGGGCAGCGAGGTAGATAGCCAAGAAGAGCTGATTAGACTGACACGGAAGAGGATGGAGCTTCTACGAGCCACCTCTGAGCTACAATACCAGACCGATAAGGCGATTGAAGCTCAAGATAAGATAGACGCTATCGAGAGTAAATACGGAGGCCCGGGTAAAATCTACTATGCCAAAAGGATACAAAACTCTTTCCAGTCCCTCAAAGAGAGTTTAGCCAAGAACTTATTTGGTGCAGACATTGGGATAAACAAAGATATAGCCGAACTAGAGCAACTGAATAAGGTACTCTCCAGTGCAAACGAGAAAATTGACGAACTGATAAAATCAGGAATCACTCTACAGGATGGTGGTCGAACAAGAACTACCTCCTCTTCGACACCAACGACACCAACGACACCAACGGCAGCTGAGAAGGCAAAACTTTCTGACCTAGAAAGGGCGGAGCAACGCTACCTAGAGAATCTCCAAATACTCACGAACCAACGAGAGGCTGGGGTGATTACTCAGGAAGAACACGATAAGGCACTGGATGCGCTTAACGAAGCCATCTACAAAGAGATTGGAGGTATCGAGGGGGTAAATGCTATCAACAACGAGATATTCCGCAGAGCCAAGCATGGCGTGGAAAACCCGCTGTGGCGTGAGCCGGCAGCTCCGGCTTATGTGCTTCCGGAAAGAGGCTCTAGGGATACGACTTTCGATTATAAGAAGTCCCAATCTGATATACTTGCCGAGGAGCTAAGACTGCAAGAGCAATTCGTTCAGCAACTGGAGCGGGATATAGAGCGACTGGGTGAACAAGGGGCTGAGGCTATCCGGATAATTGACGAAGAGCAAGAGAAGCTTACCTCTTTATCGGATTCGCTAAAACTGGCTCAGCTGAAAGAGGACATAGAGGCTCTTAATAAAGACATACTTCGCTCTAGAATAGACGGTTTTACTAGCTTAGCGGACGCAATAGACAGGGCTACAAGTGCATGGAAAAGGCTATCGAATTGGGACGATATGTCCGATTGGGAGAGAATAGTTGCCATCATAAACGCCATGGGAGATACCATAAAAGGTTTAATTGGCACGTGGGAGAGATACAATAGCATCAGAGAGATGGTATCGCAAAGAGAGAAAGCGAGAGCATCATTAAAAGTGGCTAATGATGCAAAGGAGGCTGCAAGCGAAGCATCAAAGAGTGCGACTGTTGTAGCAAGTTCAGCAGCAGTGACGGAAGCAAAAAAAGCAGAGGCAACCGCAAACACGGCAGCCGCCGCAACAGGTGCTGCATCGTCAGTAGCAGGAATACCGATTGTTGGAGCAGCTATGGCAGTTGCAGCAGTAGCATCTGTAGTAGCAGCATTAGCAAACCTACCTAAATTCGCAAAAGGCGGGATTGTTGGAGGCAGCACGAGAAGTGGAGATAAACAGCTCATTCGTGCCAATTCCGGAGAGATGATTTTAACCACCGCTCAACAGTCGAACTTGTTTAAAGCTATCAAGGAGAACAGGCTGGGAGGCAGCGGAATGGGCAACGTTAAGTTCATTATCAAAGGAAAAGATTTAGAAGGTGTGTTAGCTAACAACAACGTGCTTCGGAACCGGAGATAGTACGGAAGCAGCCGAATCTATCCTATTAATAAAGAGGGTATATGTACGGCGTTAAATACAAGGTTCCATTTAAGACTTTAAGCGGCAGGGACAGCGTGGTCACTCTAGAAGAGAGAGGCTACGCTGGCTCTGTTATTGAACTTATCGCCGGAGGCACCCCATTCATCATAAACACAGACCAATCGGACCTACTTGCTCCAATTCGCTCCAGCACAGCCACTCTATCTGTAGTCGGGTCGGACTATCTACAAGACCTCTACGCAAATGACCCACAAGGCATTCGAGTGAAGTGCGAAGTGGGCGGAGCGGTTAAGTGGCTAGGCTACCTCCTACCCGACACCTTCTCTCAGGACTTTAGCTCCCCTGAGTTCGAGTATGAAATGGAATGCGTGGCGGCTCTATCTACTCTGAAATACAGAAAGTTCGACCTAACGGACGACTTCGTGACTTTTTGGGATATTATCAATGAAGCGAGGCTACTGGCAGGATATAACGATGTGTACTACACAAATTCGGTAAAAGCAGAGTATTCTGATTACTTCTCTTTGAAAATAGCATCAGCGAACTTTTATGATGAACTTGGCGAGGCAATGACTTATTATGAGATAATGGAAGAAATTGCAAAATTCGCAGGATGTTGCTGGGTGCCCTACGAGGATGATTTGTATTTTATCGACTATCAGGCAATTCGTTCAGGATATAAATCATATACAAGAGTGCCGGGAGAGGGGATGCCTATACTTATTCCGACTACTCTGGAGGACCTCAAAACAGTAACAAACTATAAAGGCACAGGCACGAAACTAAGCAGGATAGCGGGAAAGAACAAAGCTGTTGTTAACTGTTCTTTATACGAGATTAAGGAGATTTTACCACCTTTTAATGACGAACGCTCCGAGTTTGTGAGAATGAAAGACGACTTTACACAAACTATACGAGAAGGGAAAGAAAAGGTTGTTTATAGGGGGATTATAAGGTATTTCACACAACCGAGATACACTTTTTGGAGGTATCCTTTCATTGATGGAGATGACGGAATACAAACACACTCGCCAATCCCATTGAATGAGGCTGGCTCATCATTCGTTAAAACCTCATACTTTAAAAGCGATTCAATACCGTCAAAATTAAACTTCTCTAACGAGATACAGGTGAAAATGTATGTTGACAGGGATTCGGCACTATTAGGGAAGCACCTTACAACTGCCAGCCCTATTTTCAGGGTTACTTCTGATAAAAAAGTGTTCTCACACCCTGATGTTTGGTTTTGCATATCTCTACAACTTAAATACAACACTGCTGAATGGGTGTATCGGGAAGATTCTAGCACAGGCATTATTGACACATATATAAAAAGCCAGCGAGCGCAATTCAGAATAGGCGAGTGGTATTATAACGGCTCAGACTGGGTAAACACCCCTGCAACGTTTTGGATGCCTGTAAAGCGAGAAAAAGGGGAAACGAGTTATGGAACATATTTCGGACTTGAAAACACAAATACTTACGATAAAGGGATAGGAGATATGCAAGGATTCACTTTTAAATCTCCAAATTTCACCGTTATTGGAGAATGTGAGTTAACTCTGTATGCCTTTGAGAATTTTCCGGTTTCCCCTTTAAGAACCTTTGGTATGCATTATTTCTATTACAGAGATATTGAAGTATCTTATGGGATTCCTAATGAGCAGTCTATTTATGGTGACTGGGTGGATAAGGACACTAAAAATGATATAATTTATGAAAATGTAATTTCTGACGGATATATTGAGAAAGCGGACGAAATCGACCTTAAAATCTGCACGAACACGGACGGGAAGTTGGCTTTTAGTTCCGTGATGGAGGGTGATAACTTTTTAAGCGAAATAAGAACGGATGTTTTTGGAACAGGGGTAGCGGAGGAAATTCTTTTACAAAGGGTCGTTTCTTTATTCTCAAAACCCCGATTTGTGATTAATCCGACTTTAGAAAACAACGCTAAACCCTACACCCT